AATCGGCCAGGTTGAGCCAAGCGAAAAAGCACCAAAACCAACAACTAAGAAAGATGAGGAATAAGCTAACATGGCTGTATTTTTAAATAATACTGTTGGCCTGAAGATTAACGCTGTTGATCTAAGCGACCACGTAACTTCGGTTACTCTCAACTATGCTGCTGATGAACTTGAAGTCACAGCTATGGGAGATACCGCACATAAGTTTGTCAAGGGTCTAGAATCAGGCTCACTAACTGTTTCATTCCTAAATGACACAGCAACATCAAACGTACTACAGACACTAAATGCCGCATTCGGCACAACTGTTGCTGTAAAGATGGTACAAGCGAAAGTTCCAGTAGTATCGGCAACTAATCCGCTTTACACCTTTGATATTCTAGTCAACAACCTAACACCTATTAACGGCGCGGTTGGCGATATGGCAACACAGGATATTACTTTTACGCTAAACTCTGTAGTTACAAAAGCCGACACCGGCACGTTCTAATTAAGTAAAGGGGCAAAAATGGCAAGAATAATAGTAACAAGGGCTGATGGAACTAAGAGCACACACTCAATAAGTCCATCTGTTGAATATGCATTTGAGCAGCAGTTCCGCAAAGGCTTTCACAAAGCTTTTCGTGAGGATGAAAAGCAAGAGCATATCTATTGGCTTGCATGGGAATGTCTACGCCGCGCAGATGCGCCTGACGTCAAACCTTTTGGCGCAGCGTTTCTTGAAACCCTAGCTGCGGTTGATGTGGTGTCAGACGATTCCCCAAATGGCTAACGCGCGATTCCTTCACGTATAGAGTTGCTCAGTTGAGCATCCATACTGGAATCGCGCCTAGCGAGTTTATCAACATGGACACAGATTTACTTAAGGCTTTTTACGAAGTCTTAAAGCAGCAGGCAAGAGAGCGAGAGAATGCCAACAGAGGTAAAAGGGGTCGTAGAGGCTAGGAAGATTTTGCGTAAACTAGCCCCTGAAACCTTAAAGGCATATAACAAAGAGATTGCTGCGCCTTTAAAAGCCATTACCCAGGCAGCGCGCAATGATGTGCCAGGCACAATAGATAACCTATCTCGCTTTAATTATCCAGGCTATGAGCGCAAGAGCCGTACTGGTCGCAACCGCGCTTTTCCTAGCTTTGAAGCCAATGTAGTTAGACGTGGCTTAACTTATTCGTTAGCAAAAAGTAGAAGCAATAGAAGTGGCTGGTCATCGCTTGTCAGCTTACTTAACAAATCTGCCGCTGGTGCAATCATAGAAACCGCTGGAAGGCAAAACAGATATGGCAGTTCCCAATCAAAATCTAACAACCCTGATGCTGGTAGAGAGTTTATTGCTAATCTAAATAATGGCATAGGTAGCTTAGAGCAGACCGGGCGCACAGCTAAGACATCTGGTCGTTTGATGGGTAGGAACTTGGCTGAGGATCAAGGCAAAGCCAAGGCTACAATTTTAAAAGTATTGCAACAAGTAGCAGTTAATGCCAATGCTGAGATAGCGAGGTTGTAACGTGGCAATTGTATTTCCTATAGTCACCAGCTATAACGACAAAGGAACAAAGAAGGCAGATGATGCCTTCACCAAGTTAGGCAAGAAGTTCCTTGCCGTATTCTCAGTTACTAAAGTTGTACAGTTTGGCAAGGCTTCTGTACAGGCGTTTAGCGATAGCACAAAAGAAGCGCAATTACTAGCCACACAGTTAAACGCGGTCAACCTAGGATTTGCTTCACCATTTATTAATGATTTTATAGACAAGTTAGAACTGGCTACTGGCGTTGCGGGCGATAAGTTAACTAATGCATTTATTAGTCTATCTCAGGCTACAGGTGATGCAAGCACAGCACAAAAGATTTTAACAACTGCTTTAGATGTTAGCCTTGGAACTGGAAAAGATTTACAGACAGTAAGCAACGCTTTGCAGCGAGCCTACAAAGGCGAAACAACTGCACTAGCACGTTTACGCATTGGCTACACTACAGCTGAGCTTAAAGGCAAGAAGTTTGATGAGGTATTAGAGGATCTACAGACTAGGTTTGATGGCGCAGCAGGTAAAGCAACAGACACCTTTGCAGGCAAGATGCAAAGACTTGCAGCAGCAGTTGAGCAAGCCAAAGAAGCATTTGGAGAAGGTTTAGTATCTGGACTTGAAGATGCCGATGTCAGCATTGAGGAATTGCAAGAAGGCATCATAAACCTAGGTAAAGCACTAGGTACTTTAAGCGCAGCAGTAGTTGAGTTTGGTAAAGATGCAGAAGATACTTTTAGGGGCATTACAGAAAGCAAAGCAGCTAAAGCTGTCATGGCTTTGTTTGAAGGCTTGGTGCGTGGTGCTGGCTTTATAGTTACCGGTGAGCTAGTTCCTACTATGGATTCAGCAAGTGCTAGGTTAGCTGGTCAGCAAGCAAGAAAAGAAGCAGAACAAAACAGGGCTAGGCTAAGAGCGCAAAACGCATTAACAAAAGCTGAAAAGCGAACAGCCATAGAAAAATTAAACAATGAAAAGAAAATTACAGCTGAAAAGAAAAAGCAAAATACAGAATCCAAGATTATTGATGAAATCAATAAGCGCTTTGAAATGGATCGTATACAGATTGCTGCTGCCCTTGGTGGTCAAATCAATGACGTAGAACGCTTGCGCTTAGAGCTAATGCAAGCCATTCTTGATGAGGATGTAAAGCGAGCCATCATTCTTGAAGGTCAGTTAATTAAAGCTGAGGCTGCTGCTGCTGAGTTGGCATTGCTATTAGATAGCCTAGATGAAATGGTTGGAGATCCGTTTGCTGATTGGCCTGGCACAATTACACGCATTCAGGAATTGCTTAAGACACTTAAAATCAAAATACCTATTGAAACCCTATTTGCTGAAAAGGGTTTACGCCTAGATCAAGACAAGATGACAGTTACCAAGCTTGACCGAATGGATGTAAACGCCAATAACGTTTACATTAATGGTCAAGTGGCTAATGAAAATACGGGAATGACAAGTACTGGATGGCCTGAAGACAAAGAAAAACCTGGCACATTGGCACACGCTTTAGCAGTTGCAATAAGAGCTGAAGCTGTTGCTGATAATGCAGAAGCTTTACTTGCTGAATCTGAAGCAGCCCTAGCAGCCGCAGAGGCCGCAGCAGCTTTAGCAGCGATTGAGAATGAAGCCAACGCTGCTGCTTTAGCTACTTTATTTGCTAAATTAGGTTTAGATTCTGAAGGAAACCCGATAACAATAAATGTTAATGTAGAAGGCAATGTTATATCCGCTGAGGATTTAGCTGAAACGATAACCGACATTCAATACACTTATCAGAAAACTGGAAAGGGCTTGCTGTTTAGCAGCATAGCTATCTAATGCCAGCACCTACAGTAAGAGTGTTTGTTGACTTTGATAGCGATACCGCATTTGAAATCAACCCACTTATCTTAGATAGCCTTACTGAAGGTATCTTAGGTACTAATACGCTTGGCTCTGGCACATTGCCAGTTGAGATTACAAACCTAGTAACTAAAGTAAATATACGCAGGGGTCGCAACCGCATCACATCTAAGTTTGAGGCTGGAACTGCTAACGTAGTTCTCTATGATCAGAATGGCGATTGGAATCCCACTAACATAAATAGCGCCTACTATCCTAATTTAGTACCCTTAAGGCAGATAATTATATTTGCTACTTATGCAACCAATGATTACTTCCTGTTCTCAGGCTTTATCACCAATTATGATACTGGCTTTAGGCAAGGCAATGATGAACTAAGCACAGTTACCCTTAAATGCGTAGATGGCTTTAAGCTTCTTGCAGGCTCAGCCATAGACACAGTAGCAGGCTCAGGGGTGCAGCTCTCAGGGGCTCGGGTGAATGCCATCCTAGACGAGATAGAATGGCCTATAAGCCTAAGAAATATAGATACTGGTGATTCCACTTTACAGGCAGACCCAGGCACGGCCAGAGATGCCTTAGAAGCCCTATTTACAGTAGAGCAGAGCGAGTTTGGCGGCATATTTGTTGATGCCAATGGCAAGGTAGATTTTGTCAGCCGTAACAACCTAATCTCTAACCCAGCCTTTCCGGTCTATGAGTTTAGTGATCAAGGCGTGGACATTTCCTACACCAATGCAGTAGTAGCGTTAGACGATACTACGCTGATTAATGACGTAACTATTACACGCCTAAGCGGTACAGCTCAGAATGCCTTTGACCAGCCTTCAATTGATAAGTTTTTCCTTCATTCAGGCACACGCTCAGGCATATTGGTGCAGACAAACGCTGAAGCTTTAAATCAGGCTCAAGGCATCCTAGCCACACGCAAAGACCCTGAGATACGCATAGATAGCATCCAGCTGAATCTCTATGATGATGCTAACCCTAATAAGCCTTTAGCAGGCATAGACATAGAATTACTAGATGGGGTGACAGTTACTAAGACTACCCCTGGCGCATCCAGCGTGGTGCAATCAAGCCTGGTAAATG